GCCGTCGCTTCCTCCAGCACCCGCTCCATGCCGTCGCTCATGCGCTCGATCACGCCGATCCCCGGCCGCCAGTGTTCGCTCGCGTGCGCCGCCTCCAGCAGCTGCGCGTCCGTGGGCCTGCGCCGGAGCACCTTCCGCCAACCGCCGTACCAGGCCGCGTGATCCCCGCCGATCTTCTCGCCGGCGGTGAACCATTTGTGATAACTCCGCGGATCCGGCCGCGGCGTCTCGGTGCTCTTCCAGAGCTCCGCCATCACGTAGATCTTGTGCGCCTGCTCCCGGTCCAGGTACCGCACGCCGATCACCCGGATCATCCAGCCCTTCGTCCCCGGCGTCCACTCCTGCGGCTGCCAGTACAGATCCTCCTCCCGCACCGGGATCAGGTCGAGAAAGTCCATCTGTGTCATCAGTACCCACCCTCATGCTCTCTCAGCCAGGTCTTCAGCGCCACCTGGGCCCGGGCGAAGGCAAGCGCCATGTCGCCGTCCTGCACGTGGCACAGGATCACGTCATTCCCCTCGCGCAGGCTGTCGGGATAGTCGTCGGCCAGGCCCTTGCGGTACACCGTGATCATCCAGTCCGTCACCTTCGAGTAACTGATCTCCAGGTGGAGCGCGTACCGCCTCCGGAGATCGTCCACGAAACTCGGGAAATCGTCCACGGCACGGCCTCACTCTCTTCCTTCGTCGGTCTCTCATCCCACACCCGCCGCCCGCTCTGTTCCCGGACGGCCTGCGGGTCATTAAACATCTCTGCCTCCATCCGCGCCCGGACGCTGGTCTCACTCTTGCGCTCGACGATCTCCATGCGGAGCAGGAGCGGCGATCCCCGCCACTCCAGCCAGACCGTCATCCCCGGCTGAAGCGCGGAGAACGGGATCACGCGCGCCACGCCTCCGCCTCCCTCTGCTCATCCGTCGGCCTCGCCGACCAGCACCGATCATCCTGACCGATCACGTCCATGCACACGCCCAGCGCCCAGCACCCGATATGCTCGTCCGCCGTCACGACCATCGGCATGATGTACGTCTGGTCTTTGGCTCTCTGCTCATACCACACCACCGCGCCCACCGGCAGTGCCCGCAGCTCGTCGAGGGTCAGGACGCTGGGAGAGGTGTCACCCTCTCCCAGCATCCGCGCTACGTCCCGGAGCATCTGCCCCGGCACGGCCACCTGATCCGGTGTCTCTCCGTCCCAGCTGTCGATCTCCTCCCGGATCGCTGCCAGCAGGGTGTCGCGGTCAATCCGGATCGCCATCTGCATCCTCCTTCGGCAATTCTGGGAGCGGCCGCCAACACTTTACCTTGCAGTCCCAGCCCCATTTGTCGGACCAGTTCGCGATCTTGATCTCCCAATAACCGCACGGTTCTCCGTTATGATCCGGGACAAACATTGTCACCCCATAGACGAGGTATCTTCCGGGCTTTTCCGGCCTTTTGTCAGCGCCAATCCAGCTGGGTTGTTCCAAGATGATCTCGACCCACTCCCTGATTGACTTGCCACAGAACGAAAACTCGTTCAGCCCACGGAGCGCCACATCCCGCGCCAGCTTGTCAATGTCTGGTGTCCAGTTGATCGTGATGCTGTCAGTCCCGTACGCAATTGTTGGCGCATCCATTACAACGAGCCTTGCCGCGTCAATGCCGAGTTTATACTCTCCTGCGGTGTGTCTGACCATCTCGGTCAGCTCATAGACCAGCGCGTCCGCGTCAATCAGCCGCATTCAACTTCACCGCCTCCCGATTGTCATGATCGCCGGGTTTACCACGCCGTCGCCGGTATGTCCATACTGCGCGTTGTGCCAGACGCGCAGCTGCTCGCCGTACAGCCAGCAGTCGCTCAGGATCGAGACCGCGCAGCCGTACATGAATCCGGTGATTCCTTCCGTGTCTGCCTCATGGCTCAGGCTCTCGGCCTGGGCGTCGATCACTGCCGCCGGGTTGTCGGATTTGAGGATTTCCCGTTCCATCAGGTCTGCCCATCGCTCGGCGAAGGTGTAAACCGCATGGCCGTATGGGTCCAAATTGTTGTTGTACCCTTCCTGATATTCGGTCGCTTTATCTTTCTTAAACAGCATCCCCGCTCACCTCCTTAGTCCAGATAATCCAGACGATTGCAGATGTCTGACGGTACGTTGCCCTCCCATACATAACTGTTCTTTAGGACGAAATTGTTGTAAGTCGAGGCCGTCTTGTTTGCCCGCATTTTTGCCTGATCGGCCCACCCGCGCTGCTCTGTGGTTTCGCTGTCTTTGTACTGCATCCAGGTCAGGCGGTCGGATTCGTAGCTGGCCATCATGGCGCGGCAGGTGTCCTCTACCTTTTTGCGGTTTTCATACCGTGTGTTATCGTCGGCCTTTTTCACGTCGTGGAACCAATTGTTCCAAACCGTGCGTCCGCTCGGTGTCCATGAAAAGAAAACGATTGCCGAGAACAGGATCAGTCCGAGAACCACGGACAGGACAATGACCGCTTTCTTCATTCCGCTACCTCCCACCGGATCACCGGGCTGTCGATCTCGAACGGGATGTCGCTATAGAGATAATCGCCGCTCCACTCCACATATTTCCCGTCCGGGGTGAAGAAAAAGATCCCGCTGTCGTTCTCGCCGTAGCTGCCGTCCACGTCCGCAAGCCATTTGTTTTTTTGTGTGTAGTTGCCACCGTAGCATAATTCATAGTATTCTGAATCCGGGGTCAGAAATGAATTGAGGGAAGAGACCTTGCCGTCCACCACGAACCGCCCGACGGTGGTGTTGCCGGTGAAAAGCACGATGTAGCCGAGGGGCTTTTCGATCTCACAGACCAGCGTGTTTGCTTTTTCCCGCTGGCCGTTGACCCAGTAGGTGCGCCGGATCAGGTTGTAGCGTTCGAGGCTGTACTCTATGTCTTTCGGCGTTGGCTGATTCGCGGAGAGCCTGTCTGCCACGTTGATCTGGGCGGACGTGTCGGCTTTCGTCCCGGTTGTGGTGGTCGTTTTGGCACCACAGCCCGCCGTGATCAACAGGCAGGCGGTCAGCGTCCCGATGATGGCAACGATCTTCCAGATAGCCGTCTTTTTCATGTTGGTTTCCTCGCTTTCTATTTGTTCATTTGCCTTGGCACAACTCAGCGCCGCCATGCTCCGCCATTTCTCTGCCGTTCTCGGCCTTTCTCCGCGTTTCCGTTTCACTTCTGAGCCTTGCCATGCCATTCCGTCTCATTTCCAAGCTTTGCCATGCTTTTCCGTTTCATTTCTTGGCTCTGCAATGCTCCGCTTTTCCACCGCCTGGCTTTACTTTTCTGCGCTGTGCTCCGCCTGGCAAAGCCCTCGCACCGCCCCGCTCGGCCCTTCCGTCGCCTGGCTTTACTTTTCTGCGCCGCGCTACGCCCGGCCGTACAGAGCCCTGGCAATGCTATGCCAAGCCGCACAGAGCCTTTGCGCTTACGCGATCTCCCACGCCGCGCGGCCCTTGCCGGAGTTCCGCCACTGACCCAGCCCGCGCAGCTTGAGATAGTCAAGCCACTCCTTGACGGTCTCCTCCAGCTTGTCGTCGAGCATCGTGATCTCGCACTCCATCCAGCTTCCCGCCGGAACGGTCTCAGAATTAGCCAGGGCGACGCGCTCCCCCTGAAGCGTCTGCGCCCGGAGCGGCCTCTGACACTCGCCCATCTCCCCGGACAGGTGGATCGGGATTTGCCGCGGGCTGACAAAGATCAGGCCGTCAATGACCTTTTTGTAGGCCTTCAGGGCCTTGCTCTTCGTGTCCGGCACGCGGGAAAGCATTCCGCAGGCATCCTTGAAAAATCCCTTGAGCTGGTAGTCCCACATGATCGGATTGCCCTGCGCGTCACGGGGGAAAACGGTCTTGCCTTTCTCGACCACCGCCTCCACACCCAGCGCGGCGATTTCTTCCTCGCGGCTCTGTGCGTCCGGCGCCTTTGACGCGATGAAATCCTCATGGATTTCTGGGTTGCTGCTGGCGGTTCCCAGCATCTCCTCGGTCAGCGTGATCTTGATCTTCATGGTCTTCATGCGCATATGCCTCCGTTAATGATTTTTCTCGGTCACTTCTTGTTCCTCCGCCGCCAGCAGCGCCAGGCACACCCGCAGGAGGTTGTCCACCCGCGGCGTTTTCTCCCCGCGCAGCCACTTGTAGTAGGTTCCCCAGGTCAGCCCGGCGGCCTCCGCGAGCGTCTCCACGCTCATCCGCCTCCGGCATCGCGCCCGCTCGATGGCCGCCATCGCCTCGGCAGCGGAGATCCCCGTGTCCCGGATGTCCTTCTCTGCGTTCTGCACTGTCAGCCTCCCCGCTTCCGTTCGATCCGCACTTCCAGGCCCAGCGCGTCACAGACCTTGATCAGGTTATAAAGGTTCGGCTGCCGGGACTTCCGGATCCATCCGTGGACCGTCGCCGGGTTGACCTCGGCGAGCAGCGCGGCCTTCTGCCAGGTCAGCCCCAGCTCCTCCCGCCGACGGTCCAGCGCCGCGAGAATTTCCTCTGTCGTCATGCGGTCTCCTCTCTCAGCTCGTCGAGCAGATCCCGGTGCACGTCCATGAAGTTTCTAATGTACCAGTCCGTCTTGGACCTCGGCACCCCGAAGGCCGCCGCGATGGCCTCGCGCGTCATCCCGGCCTCCTGCATCTTCCATGCCTTATATTGCTTCGTCTCTCTGATCTTTGCCAGCTTCCGCACCTTGTCCCGCGCCGCCATCTCCCGCATACACGGGATCGAACAGACCAGCGTCTGGCCGTACTTGCATCCCCAGTCATCGCTCGGCCAGTATTGCGCGCCGCAGACCGGGCAGGTCTGCCCCGTCCCGATCCTCGGCGAGCGCCAGTAGGGCCGCATATATACAGATGTCTTCATAGATCATCCTCTTCGTCGTCGTACAAATCCGACTCCTGTGGCACATCTTTGACGCGCTGATCTTTGATTTCTTTGAAAAAGTTTTCCGCCAGCAAACTCATCAGCGGCCCCATGGCCTCGCCACCGATCCCTTCCGCCGGGATCGAGCCGATCTTGCGGAGGATGGTGTATTCAGCGGTGATGGCAATCCCGCTGTAAGACCCTTTAGTGTATGGTTTCGCCTTCATGGTCACTTCACGGATAGGACAGAATCCGCCGCCCACTTGAACGATGAAAGTTTCACACGATGGATCGTCGGTGTTAGATTCGTTCGGTTTTTCGGTGGCTTTATACGAATGCTTCACAGTTGTCACTATTGTATCAATGAACTTGACAAGCTCCATGACAAATGAACTTCTGAGGCTGAAGCTAATGCCCTTTGTGCACACACACCACTCCAATAATTCCAGCACAATGATCTCCGGCAGATGGAAATCTTCTATCCACTCTACGATGGTTCGCTTTTCAAGCATATGAAGATCGCGTTCCCCGTTGAAAACTTCGTTCATCACTCTTTCAAAGAACTCCGAATATTCGGTTTCGATGTCACGTTTTTGAATTTCTTCCATTTGACGTCCTCCATTAGCTCTTTGATCTTTCAACAATTTCTCTTCCCCGGCCTCCGCAAGCGGTCAGGGTTTGGACGGCCCTGGCGCTGCCCCAGGTTCGCGGATGCGCTTGCGGCCACACCCCCGAAGATCTGCTCGCCGTCCATGTGCCCGGCCCCCGGAGGGGCAGGGCTGCCCGTCTTTCCGGGCTGTCAGGGTTCGCCCGTCTTTCCGGGCTGCCAGATGAAGAGGAGAAGGCGAGGGGAACATCGCCTCCCCTGGTGCCGCGTCCGGGTCCCGCCCCCGGAGGCCTGGCACATCACGCGCCTCCCCCGGCCCATTGCCGTCAAAGCCGGGTTCGCCGCTGGCCCGCTCTCGCGCGCGGCATGTCGGGCGGATCAGTCCCCGCCCTGGTCGAACAGATCCTCCGGGTCGTCCACCTCGACGAGCCGTTCCGTCCGCTCCGGACGGATATGCCAAAGGTCGTCGTTTGTCAGCGTTTCCACGAACAGATCCCGCAGCGCGTCGCGGGCCTCCGTATCGTCCACCGTGTGATATGCCCAGGCATGGAAGGCCGCCGCGAACTCCGCCATCTGCGCCCGGACCTTGCCCTCGCACCGCAGCGTGACCGCCTTCCCCTCAGCTCAGATCTCGATCATACAAACCTCCTCACATTAACTCCACAAACGGCAGCACCGCGCAGAATGCTTCCATCTGCTGCACCGCGAGCTGGGCCGCCAGCAGCTCCCGCTTGTCGATCTCCTGCGTGTCCACGTCCGCCCGCGCCTTGCGCTGCGCCGCGCTGACCATCCCCTGCGCCCCGACGACGATCTGGCGCGCCTCCTCGCGCGTCATAAAGTCCCGCAGCTCATAGCACGTATAGCGGTTCTTCTCCACCGTGTCGGTAACTCTGCTGTACCAGCTTTTCATATTGCTCCTCCTCGCTCACGCCGGGCCAGTCGGCCTCGTGCATCTGAAACATCCACTTTGCGAAGGCGAGCCTGGCCGCCTCCGTCGGGTGCTCCTCATATTCGACACTGATCTCCAGCTTCGACTCCTCGCCCCGCTTCAGGGCGCGGTAGTGCTCGTCCATCGCCTTCCGCGTGAAGCTGATCCCCACCGGCACCCGAATCTCCGCCACGCCGCGCCCTCCCTTCTTCGATGCTGTCAGCGGGTCTCAGACCTTTTTGGGCACTGTGTACAAGTCGGCGATGCTGCACTTGTAGAGCGCCGCCAGCCTGGGTAGCATTGCCGTCTTCGGCATGGCCTCGCCCGTCTCCCACTTTGAGATTGTGCTGCGATCTATGCACAGCACCGTTGCCACCTGTTCCTGTGTTAGCTTCGCCTCTGTGCGCCTGTAAACGAGGGCTTCCTTCATCCTATCACCTCCGGCGTGTGCAGTTACTTCACACGGTAGCCCCATTATATGTGATGTAACTTCACTTGTCAAGAGTAAATGTGATTTTTCTGCACATCCATATACAAGTGAACATATTTCACATATAATGCAAGCAGAGGGAGGCGATCAGGATGAAACTGGAACGCTTGAAAGAACTCCGAACCGCCCGCGAACTCCGCCAGTCCGACATGGCCAGCTATCTGAAGATTGACCGTACTACCTATGTTAAATATGAAAACGGAGCCAGTGAGCCGCCGCTCGCCACGCTGATCCAGATTGCCGAATATTTCAACGTGTCTGTGGATTATATCGTCGGTAAGAACAGCGTGAATCTTCCGGAAAATGAAACGATGCTGCTAAAAATTTTCCGGCAGCTGACCGATACCGGGCAGGCCGCCGCCCTGGGCGCGGTGGCCGGGATTCTCTCCCAGCCGGGCATGAGAAAAGACGCCGCTATACCGTCGGCAATGTAACCTATACCAGATAGGAGAAACCCATGATTACAATGGTTTATGATTTCTTTTACATGCTCGTCGCCGCCATCGCCCTGGTGATCATCCTGATCGTCTGGCTGGTGCGCCGCCATACCCGGAAAAAGAGCCAGGAATCCGCCGACCTTGCCCGTCTCCGGCAGCAGGCCGCCGCATATGCCGCCCGCACAGCGCCCGCGCCCGCGCCCGCCCTCACCCCCTCGGGTTCCGCCGTGAGCGCGCACGGCACCATCCTCCGATTTGACAACGATCCCCCGCCGCGCCTGAGCGTCATCCCCGCCTCCCTGGATGGAAAGCAGCGCGTTTATGTTTACCCGGACGTGGATTTGGTGAAGACCACCCGCACCATGGCTGCCCGCGCAAAGGTCGCGCAGCCCGTGAGTTTCCGCACGGAAGGCGACGCCATGCAGGTTATGCAGGGCGAGAACCATCTCGGCGATATGCGCCCGACCCGCCTTGTCGATATGATCCGCGAGTGGGATGAGCGCGGCGATCCCGTCTTTGCCGACCTCGCCTCCTATGCCCCCACCGGCGAGAAGGGTGTCATCCGCCTGGCCTTCTATCGGGACGAGCTCAACAGGATGCGAAAGGCCCGCGGAAAGATCATCGCCCGCCTGAACGCCGTCGCCGATCCCCTCTATGTCACGGATGACTTTGTGGGCTCGGCCTGCACGGTCGAGTACGACGAAGACCGCAAGCGCTACGATGTCCTCGTGGACGATGACCGCGTCGGATCGCTCCCGCCTTCCGCCGTCGAAAAGATCCGCGCCGCCGACCGCGAGCCGGAAGATATGCAAATCCGCATCGAATCCCAGGAATACGACGCCGACCAGGAGCGCGACGCCGTCTGGGTCATCATAACCTGACAGACCGACTCCGGTCTCTTTTGGGAGGTGTTTTCATCGTGCCCGAAAAAGTCCCTGCCGGCTACATCCGCGTCAGCTCCGAAGAGCAGGCCCAGCACGGCATCAGCGTGGACGCCCAGCGCGAGGTCCTCAAAGCCTGGGCCGTCATGCGTCAGGCCGGCGACATCGCCCTCTATGAAGATCCCGGCTTCTCCGGAAAGAACACCGACCGCCCCGCCCTGCAGCGCCTGCTCGCCGACGTCCGCGCGGGCCGGATCAGCGCCCTGGTCGTCTGGAAGCTGGACCGCCTGAGCCGCTCCCTCCGCGACACCCTCGCCATCATCGAGGATAATCTGCAGCCCCGAGGCGTCGCCCTGCACTCCGTCACCGAGTCCATCGATACGTCCACCCCCTCGGGCCGCATGATGCTCAACATCCTCGCCTCCTTCGCGCAGCTGGAGCGCGAGCAGGACTCCGACCGCGTCGTTATGGCCCACAAGCACCTCGCCCACGAGTGCCGCTACCTCGGCGGCCACGTCGCCCTCGGCTATCGCGTCGGCGAGGATCGCCGCTTCGAGCTCGACCCCGCCACCGCCCCCATCGTCCGCCGCGTTTTCGAGATGTACCTTTCCCGCAGCGGATACGCCCCGATCCTCGACTACCTCAACGCCGAGGCCGCCCGCTTCGCCCGCCGCCGCTCCCCCTGGGGCAAGTCCGATCTCAACTACCTCCTCGCCAATGAGATGTACGCGGGCACCTACATCCGCCGCCTCGGCACCGACAAGCGCTCGAAGGTCACCGCCCCGGAGGTGATCCGCGTCCCCGGCGGCGTCCCGGCCATCCTGACCCCCGAGGAGTGGGCCCGCGTCTGCGCCCTCCGCGCGGAGAACCTGACCGCCTACCACGCCTACGCCCGCCGCGTCTACCCCCTCACCGGCCTCGTCCACTGCGCCGTCTGCGGTCGCCTGATGCCCCTGGACAACGCCGGGCACGACCGCGACGGCACCGTCCAGCGCTATTACAAGTGCCGCTCCGGCTGCGTCTCCCCGGTCCGCCTCGAATCCCTGATGACCGCCGTCTGCGGCGCCCTCGAAGCCCTCGCCGACCAGCCCGGCCCCGTCGCCGATGCCTGCGCCATCGCCAACGATTACTCCGCCGCCGCTACTGCCGACCGCCGCGCCGCCACCGCCCCCATCGACCGCGAGCTGCAAGCCATCCGCCGCCGTCAGTCCCGCCTCCTCGCCGTCCTCACCGCCGACGCCTCCGACGCCCAGGCCGCCGCCCCCCAGTACGTCCTCGCCGAGCTCCGCCGCCTCGAAGCCCAGGAGACCACCCTCACCGCCCGCCGCGAAGCCCTCCTCCGCCCCTGCGCCACCTACGACCCCGCCGCCACCATCGCCGCCCTTGCCGCCTGCCGCGGCATACAAAAAAAGCCCGCCGACGATCAGCGAACACTGATCCAGCGGGCTATCCATGCCATCCAAATCACCTCGACAGAGGTCCGTCTGGTGTATAACTGGCATGTGTGTGGTGGAGATGACCCGCCTCCCCACACATGCCAGTCACTCATCCCCCTCCCCTTCCCTCCGCAAAAAAAGAAGGGGCCGAAGCCCCCTCTCGTACTCATCGTCCGCCCGTCGTCAGAACCGCTTTCTGATGCACTCGCTCACGCTGACCCCCTCCTCAGCTGCGGCCTTGCGGATGCGATCCGCGACGTCAGCCGGGAGGCTGATGTGTAAGTGGGTCAGATCACCCTCGGAAATGGCGCCGAACTCCACCTCGTAGGCGTCCGCGTCCATGGCGGTCTCCGCCCACTCCTTAGCGTCGCCGTAGGTCAGCGGGATGATCCCCTCGCCGCCCGACCAGGAGTTTTGACCTGTGCTGCGGCTGTACTTGCTTTGCGGACCGCCCTCCCCGGCGAGGAAGTACTCGCCCGTGCGCTTGCAGTAGAGAGCCTCGCGGCAGTAGCCAAAGTCCCTTTCGCTGAGGCGGTTCCAGTAGCCCGCGACCTTGCGGGCGGTGTCCGTGTTGTACAGCCTGCCGTTGATGATCTTTTTCATGGGTGATCCTCCTTTTCTTTTGTCGGCTGTTTGTCAGGCGATATGGATGATGCGGTTGCCGGTGGAATAGTCGACGCCCAGGAGATCGGCCACAGCGGCGGCCAGATCGGCGTCATCGCTCACGATGGTGTCGTTGACCAGGTCGATGTAGGTCTTGGCGGCCTTCATCCGGCCGGCGTGGCTGTTGCTGATGCTCTCGCCGCGAAACTCGGCGGCGCTGATGTTGCCGGTCTTGTAATAGGTGCAGGTGAGACCCAGGTCACGGGCGTTGATGTACAGGCGGTCCATGGCATTTTTCGTCCAGCGGTTGAATCCCAGGGCAGTCAGCTCGTTAATGCGCTCAGCAGTCATCATGGTTTCGTCCTCCTGATCTCGGTCGTGGTGGTGGGAGCCTCTCTCCTGCTCCCTGATGTAAATATATCATAGACTTTGTACAAAGTCAATAGAGAAATCGAAGAAATTTTGAATTTGTACAAACTTTTTTGCGCACAAAAAAAAGAAGGGGCCGAAGCCCCTCCCCGTGTGTCACTTCCCGTCATCCTCATCGGGGTCGCCGATCGTGTCACCGATTTCCGGCAGGAATCCTTCCGGCTGTTTTGCCGCCGCCGCGTCGATCAGCCCCTCGCCGATGATATACGCGACCACCGCGGCCCCGGCCATGATCAGCGCGGTGATCTGTACGGCGGTCTCCTGGCTGCCGCCGAGGGCGATGATGAGCATCGTCACAAACTCCGCGATCGCCGCCCAAAACTTGCGGCTCGTCAGCTTGGTCTTCCAGTCGATCATTCAGAATCCCTCACTTTCTGTGCGTCAAATAATGATTCAGCTCATCCCGCGCCTTTTCCATCTGCTGTGTATTGCCATTGTGCAGCTCGTGATCCAGCACGGCAATGAGCGCCCCGGCGACCGCCGCGAAGCCGTCCCGGTTGCTCTGCTCGGTCTCGGAGATGTGCGCCAGCGTCCGCTCGTGCGCGTCGAGCCGCGATTTGTCGTTGGCCAGCTTGGTGTCGATGGCCTCAAAGCGCGGTTCCAGCTTTTCCAGCACCGCCTTGCTGATGGTGTCGGCGATCTCCTCCGAGGGCGTGCTCTCCATCGCCCGGCGTTCCTTGCGCTTGCGGAAGACCTCCGCGACCTTGTCCGCCAGCACGACCAGCGCACCCAGCCCGACAAGGCCGACCAGGGTATACCACAGGATTTCAGGGGTCAGCCCCTCCACGTTCGGCATCGGTCTCACCCCTCCTTCACCACTTCCGCCAGCGGCCACGTCTTCAGAATCTCCTTGTATTGCGCCCACGTCACGCCCTCAATCGTCACGCGATACGTTACCTCCCGGCCTTCCCCTTCAGGGGAAGGTGGCGCGTCAGCGCCGGATGAGGTTCGCGCCGCGTCCAGTTCCCGCCACGTCTTCGGCCCCACGACCCCGTCCGCGTCCAGCTTGGCCTCGGTCTGGAAGGCAACCACGGCATTAAAGGTCTTCGTTCCGAAGATCCCGTCCGCCGCGCCGCAGTCAAAGCCCAGCGCGTTCAGCGCCTCCTGCAGCTCGCGCACCAGGTCACCCCGGCTGCCCTTGCGCAGGGTCGGCTTGATCGTTTCCATGGGTATCTCCCCCTC